CCTTCTTTTTTACCGAAACCTGTTTTCTGTTTAGAGAAATCAGCATCACCATTACCTTTTACACGAGTGGTAGCAGGTTGCTTACTTGGTTTACCATCACGGGTTAGGGTGTTACCTAAATGAGAACCTTCGGAACCTTCAGTATCTTCTGGTTCAAAACCGGTTTCTTGTTTAGAGAAATCAGCATCACCATTTGGTTTCACACGGGTAGTCGGAGCTTGCTTACTTGGCTTACCATCACGGGTTAGGGTGTTACCTAGATGTTTACCACCGCCTTCATGGGCATAAGACTCAGTAGGAACGGAATCTTCACCATCAAAGTCGAAATCTTCTTCGCCGCCTTCATCAGTGCCACCTGTAAGAAGAAGAGCAATTTCTCCAAGAGTCATGGAACGAAGTTCATCTAGAGTATAAGAATCTTTTTCTTCTTCTGTATCAGAGAATTCAAAAGTGTCTTCTTCTCCGCCTTCATGATCATCACTGAATGCATTTTCGCCCATATCAAATTCTTCCATAAATGCTTTAAAGGCACTATTGAAAGAAGAACGGTCATGAGAGTCATAAAGGGTTGCGCCGATTTCTTCTTTAGACATTTTTGCTTTCTTTTTAGATTTGGCGGTTTTAGGAGCAGGAGTCTTTTCATCCTCATCTTCTTCAACTTCTTGTTTTTCCACAATCAAAGCAGCAGCTTGTGGTTTAAGATAATTATTTTCGTAAAGTGAAACTAGGTCGTTTTCCATATAACATTATTTATTACAAACAAAACATTTTTGTGATTATTAGTTATTTTGTAAATATTCCTATCGTGGCAAAGAAAAGATTAGACAAATATTTAAACAATAATGAGAATCTTCCTATTAATGTTGAAATTAAATATACCGCAGAAGATTTAGAAGAATTACGCAAATGTAAAGAAGACGTTATTTATTTTGCAGAGAATTATTTCTTTATTAGAGTATTAGATAAAGGTAGACAGAAAATTGCGCTCCATCCTTGTCAAAAAAGATTAATTAAAAAGATCGTAGCAAATAGGAGAACAATTAGTTGTGCGTCCAGACAGACGGGCAAAACGACGATAATGACCATAGTGTGTCTCTGGTATGCCCTTTTTAATACAGATTACGAGATAGGAATCCTTGCCAACAAAGAGGTGCAGGCCAAAGAAATTCTAGATCGTATCAAGCTGGCCTATGAGGAAATTCCTAACTTCATTAAAGCGGGGGTTTGGACATTCTCCCAAGAAATAATTAAATTAACAAATGGTTCTAAAATATATGTATCCACTACCTCTGGAACATCTCTTCGGGGTAAATCTGTTAACTTAGTATTCGTTGATGAGTTTGCATTCGTTCCACCAGAAATTGCTGATGCTTTCTTTAAATCGGTTATTCCCGTTCTTTCTTCCGGGGAAAACACTAAACTAGTCATAGCTTCGACTCCAGCAGGGGTCTTAAATAAATATTATAAACTATATTCTGATGCAGAAGCAGGACGTTCTAATTGGGCATGGGATAAGATGTATTGGCATGAACTACCTAATAGAGATGATAAATGGAAACAAGATCAATTAGAAGCCATTGGTTATGATATGGACCTATGGAATCAGGAATATGATATTATGTTCCTTGAAGATGGAACTTCTGCAATTAATTTACAATTATTAGAGAAATTTAAAAATGGATGCGGACCCGTTGAATTTAGCTATGACAATGGGGATTATAAAATATGGGTAGAGCCAAAAGAAAATAGAATTTATTCAATAGGTGTTGATGCTGCCGAAGGTGTCGGACAAGATTATTCTGTTGCACAAATTCTAGATGTTACTGATCCCACTGATATTATTCAATGTGCAATATTTGCTTCCAATAGATTACAACCTTATGTATTTGCAGAAAAACTTAATCAGATTATAAGATCATGGGGAAGACCTTTCTTATGTATTGAAAGTAATAAGGAAGGAAGTCAAGTCATTGATGCCTTATATCAGGTTCATAACTATGACAATATTATAACGGTAACTATGAAGAATGATGTTAGAGGAGCATATCAGAAAATGGGTATTTTCTGCCATGGGAATTCTAAATCAAAAGGTATCACCCATATGAAATATATGGTAGAGACTAAACAAGCTGTTAAATTTAATGATCTACAAACTGTCAAAGAATTTGAAACCTTTGTTAGAACTGGACAAAAGAAATGGGAAGCTCGTAAAGGATTCCATGATGATAGAGTTATGTCCCTGCTTTGGGGATTATATCTATTAGAAAGAGAAACCTCTGAGAAATATTTAAATGTTTTAGATTATGACGATGCAGGTTTACCAAGTAAAATATCTGATCCTAATCAAGAATTGGCTAATCAATCTTTCTATAATCAAGATAGTAACGGGACTACTTTTTATGCAAGGTCTGGTGGTGCTCCTGCCCCAATGTTTTATCAAAGAGGTAAAGAATTATTTAATTATAAAGAATTTGATCAAAATAATTATGCAGATAGTGGGTGGAGCTTCATCCAGTAAATAATTTAAATGGCTAATATTCCTCCAATAGTTCCAGAAATCGGCAATAATTGTGTTATTGAACCGGTTTCTCCTGGATATTACACGGATCAACAAAGTGTCATAAATGTCTCTCGTAAGGATAAATTCATCCTTGTTATGGATGTTCCTTGTGCCCTTCAACCCTTTCTTAAAAAAGAGAAACGCCCTTGTCAAGGAGGAAATATTGATCGACTTCGTTTCTCTGTTTGGGGATCAGTTATTCCTGATATTGCAGTGGAAACTATTAAACATAATCATGGTGGGCAAACTTTAAAATTTTCTGGTAATGCTAGACCCGAATATCCCCCAATCAATTGTAATTTTACCGTTGATAATCAATATGATAATTATTATATTCTTTGGAAATGGTTAGATATACAAAATACTGCCATGGAAGGGTTTTCACAAGATAGAATTAAAACTTATTCTACTACAATTTCTATTTTTCCTTTATCTGAATATGATGAACCTGTTGCAGAATTTATTTATTATGATGCATTTATCACAGGTATTGGTGGAATAAATATCAGTAAGCGGGATGCAGACGAAACAGAATCAACATTTACTTTTGAATTTAGTCAGTTAAATATGAAGTTGGTATAATAAATAGGATTTCTTGCCAAAAACATAAATAGTATTCATGGCAACAAGTCTTAATACAGTTTTAAATTCACCAGGAATCGCGATCAGAGAAATTGATGTTTCTGGAACAACCCAAACTAATAACGGAACAAATATTTTCTTTGCAGGTTTCACTTCTCAAGGTATCTCTGATGAACCTACAAAAATTACCAGCGTTACTGATTTTGAATCTCAATTCGGTTTACCACAAACTGCTGCGGAGAAATACACTTATAATGCAGTAACACAAATTCTTAATACTTCTAATGCATCAGTGACTTTCACTCGTATGCCTTATGGTTCTGGAGCAGGTATCGGTTATGCTGATTCTGTCAATGCCCTAATTTTCCCTGTAGTTGGTGTTTCTGCCGTCGAAGTTAATCCGTGTGATTATTTCCGCAATATTGATGAAAATACTTGTCAAACCAATTTCCCTTGGCTCTATGATGCATATTTCGTAAGTCCTTCTATTTGCTATGGTTCTGCTAACCTTGAATGTTCTCTAAACTCTCAAGATGAAAATGCAGGTCGTCTCTATATTCATAATCATCCTATTCAATATGATTCCATTGTAACTGGATTTAAATTTGTAGTTGACTCTGATTCAATTCATGAAGACCTTAAGGTTTTTCAACTTCGTCCTTCCCAAAGTGGTTTCAATACTTCTTATTCTGTAGTCACTAGTTTTGCCCTTTCTTCCATCTATACAAATATGGACGAAGATCAAAGCCATCTATCTAATGATGGTAAACGTCTTATTGTTGATCTTACCAATACTACATTTGCAAGAAAATTCAATGTTACTAGTGGTTTACTTTCCGGTCAAACTCTTAGTGGTTTATACGTAAGTGCAGGTGATGTATTCGGAACTTATTCAATGGCAGGAAATCCTGTTCTTAAGTATTTCAATGTAAGTCCTGGTATTGCTGCTTCTTATCAAACTAGTATCACTAATCTTGCATCCCTAACACCTAGTTCTACATTCAATGTGGTTACTACTGCTGTTCAGACTGCAAATACTGATCTATTGATTTCCTTCTGCGGTGTTCCTGTTGAAGCAGGTCTTTCTTGCCAAACTATTACATCTCTTAATCTTCAAGTTCCTGAACAAGATCGTTATCACTTCTATCCAGTTGCGGGCGATGCTCAATTAAATGATGCCAACTTCTATGTACTTGGTGAACCTATTAGCCAAACACTTAATGCCACTGAATACAGTCTTTTACAAAATGAACAATTCAATTGGAAATGCGGTGTTTATGACAATGTAACTCCTACTCTTGACATTAATAATAATAATGTGCAAGCCGGATTAATCGTTATTAATAAGGCAAAGACTGCTCAATTAGATGATTTCAGTGGATACTATCTTGCAATTAATGATAATCTAAATGTAAATCCTTCAACTGATTTTAATTCTATTACAGGTGTTGCTGGTTATTACCAACAAACTTGTCCCGGTGTTTCGGGTAATTGGGTAGCAGTTCCTTCTGAAAGATGGAATTTCCAAACCACTTCTCCTTTCAATGGAGCAGGTGGTTCAATCTCTGATATTGTTGAAAATGGGGGTGGAGTTGACTTTGGTACTCCTAACTATAATGATTCTCTCATTGTAACCTTATTCAAACTTCGTCCTACTCAGCTTACTCAAACTATCAATAAACTTGATCAGATTAAACTAGAACAATATACTGGTTCTCTTAATGCTGCTCGTAAGCTAAATGATCCGTATGGTGGTCCTCCGCGTTCCTACTTCCTTGAGAACTCTGTTGCAAATAGCAATTATCTTCAAGTATTAGTTAATCCTTATCTCTCTCAGAATAATTGCTGGACTGATTCTACCGGTCTTCCTCAAAAGACTGTTAGAATGTACAATGCTCGCACCGGAGACGTATTTAATAACTTTGATGCTCAAGCTGCTCTTGCTAACTACGGCGACAGTCTCTACGGTCTAGGTGCATATAATAGTAATTGCAGTAATGCCCAATATACTCTTTGTCAGAAAAAGGATATTGGTAATCTTCCTGCCAAACTTCAACGTGCTTTAACCAATGTTGAAAATCCATTAGATTATCCAATTGATATTACTATTGATAATGGTCTATCCACTGTATGGGCAACAAGACAAGCAGTTTCTAATGATGCATGTATCACTAATACAGGTATTTGCTACAACTATGATGACTCTTATTATGTTGATACTAGTTCATTGTCTCCTTATGACGGAACCTCAATGAGTTCTCCCCTTGCGGATGCATGGCAAACTATCTATAATATCTTTGATACTTTTGCTCGTTACACACGTAAGGCAAATGGTGGAGTTGGACATTTACATATCCAAGACCCTCTTCGTCAAATCTTCGTAAATGGCAAGGATTATAAAGTAGTTAATCGTCAAAAAACCTTAACTATTGATCCTAAGACAGGATTAGTGTCTGATCAATATACTTCATTTAGTCGTAACATTTGGGCACCTCTTCGTAATCTCTATTCTGGTACAGATTCTAATTATTCAGAAAGTCATGCTAACTGGATTAAAGGATATGATGCCAATACTGATTCCTATACTTGGTTCGGTCCTTCTGCTTATAAAGCAGCCTTATATGCTTCTAATGACAGAAACTTATTCCCTTGGACTGCTCCTTTAGGTGTTCAGAATGGTGCTCTTGCTAATATCGTTGATACTGCCATCAATCCAAATCAACGCGAACTTGATTTAATTGCTAAAGTTGGACTTAATCCTATTGTTAAGTTCCCTAATACTGGTTACATTGTTTATAACACATTAACTCTTCAAAAAGAGCCAAGTGCATTACAAGAAAACTATATTCGTCGCGGCTTACTATGGCTTGGTAATTCTATTCAAGCAAATCTACGTGAGTTCATTGGTCAACCAAATACTGTTATTACTCGCACAAGAGTTAAGAATAAACTATCTCCTGTGCTTCAATTCATGACAGATAATGCAGGTCTATATGGCTTTGATATTGTTTGTGATGAACGTAACAACACTGCTGATAGTATTGATCAAGGTCTACTCAATGTTGCCGTTTATGTTCAACCAACAAGAACTATCAAGATGATTCTGGCAGACATTGTGGTTAATCGCACAGGCGTTACTCTCAATAACATATTCTAAAGAATAAAACGAAAAAGCCGGTCATTAATTTGACCGGCTTTTTTATTATCTAAATTTATTTAAAATATTTTAATATATAATTCTCTAATCCCATTTGAACATCCTTAATATCGGCATCATATTCTTGGAATTTGGTTTGTAATTGTTCAGTATCATTGATCGAATATAATGC